ATCTCCGATTGGCGTACATTTTACTTACACACTTATGAGTGCATTTACATTAGTAGATGTGTTTGATTGGTTGTATAGTATTGATCCTAATCCAAACAATAATACTTCTTTTATATCTACCTTAGACCATCCTCCCCACCTTGACTTAATGAACTATCCAAAAGAAATAAAAGAAAAGGCAATAGAACAAATAGATATAGTCCAAACCAAATATAAAGATTATATTAATCAAAAAACAGCAATAACATTAGAAGCATTAAAAAAGGAAATTAGTAATCGGTTAAAGTACCACAATATTCGTGTTATGAAGGATTTTACCAAAGAAGTCATATTGCTAGATGAAGACCATCCCAGCACATTTGCAGAACTTTGGCCGTTCGCTGATCAGATCATACGTAAGTACTTGAATTGATTAGGTTTGTAAGTCATTGATTTCCTTAGATATCCAAAAAAAGTCGAAAAAATCACAAAAAAACTGGTAAAAAGGCTTGACTTTACCCCTCTGAGGGCTTACAATATTATATATTGACACTGACACAGAGGGAAAGTTATGACTTCAATCGCTACTGACTTAAACGTTGCTGACATCCACGTAGAGGCTCTTCAGGCCGCTAAAAAAGCAGAATCAGATTTTATCGCACAGTACGGCGAACCGTTCTACTGTGGCTTTGCTTGGGTAGATGTCTACGGCGTTCGTTCTAACAGCAAATTGGGCAAAGCCCTGCAGGCTGTTGGGTTTGATCGTTCAACCTACAGCAAGTCTCTCAGACTTTGGAACCCAGGTGGTTCCTTCACTCAGTCAATGGATATCAAAGAAACTGGGGCCCGAGCATATGCTAAGGTCCTTCAGGATCATGGTATTCGGGCTTATATGGGTTCACGGGCCGATTAAAAAAGGTTGACATTGGTTCCAAAATCCATTATAATTATATCTTTAACACACACTTCACTGACACGGAGCAACATATGACTACAGTAACTATCAAGTTCGGCGAATACAGAAATCAACCTGTAATCGATCAGCAATTCACCCTAGTTAAGGGCTTTCAACAAGGTAAGCGAGGCAACTACATCACTGTCAAAAATGACGGTCAGTTCCCTCATGTTCAAATCGAAAATGTCAAGGTTAAGGTCAACACCATTAACGACATTGTATTCACAGGCGGAGCACCGATTATGGCTAATGATGCTATTGGCTTTCAGGTTCAAGCACCAGTTGAAACTGATGAAGAAGCAATGGATCGAATCAAAACAAGATTCGACATCTTGGACGATATGTCTAAGGCTACTATCAATGGCGATATTCGTGCTATGATCGTATCAGGTCCTCCTGGTGTAGGTAAGTCATTTGGGGTCGAATCTCAACTAGAACAGGCTACTCTGTTCGATCAAATTGCAGGACGCAAGATCCGCTATGAGGTTGTCAAAGGTGCTATGACCGCACTAGGCTTGTATGCAGTTCTTTACAAGTACTCAGACGAAAAAAACGTTTTGGTATTTGATGACTGTGACTCAGTATTCCAAGATGACCTTGCACTCAACATTCTTAAAGCGGCACTTGACTCAGGCAAACGCAGAAAAATCTGCTGGAACTCTGACTCTAGTCTGTTAAATCGTGAGGGCATCCCAAACTCATTTGAGTTCAAGGGTAGTGCTATCTTTATCACTAACTTGAAGTTTGAACACCTCAAGTCTAAGAAATTGCAGGATCACTTGGAAGCACTTCAGTCACGTTGTCACTTCCTTGATCTGACTATCGACACCGAGCGTGATAAGATGTTGCGTATCCGTCAAGTTGACAGAGACGTTGATGGTGGTTTGTTTGCAGACTATGATTTCAACGAATTCATGTCTGATGAAATCTTTGATTTCATGGCCGAAAATGCAACTAAGTTGCGTGAAATTTCTATGCGTATGGCGTTGAAGATTGCAGACTTGACTAAAGTTAGTGCTACTAACTGGCGTCTGCTTGCTGAAAGCACTTGTATGCGTAGGGTCTAAGTTTAACTCTGTGTCAGGAGTTGGGGCGGCTTCGGTCGCCCTTTTTTTACCGTTTTAATTGATTTAATAGTTAAGGTTCTATATAATAGTGAATATGTTTACTAGCAAAGAACAAGTCATTTATTTTATGTTATCGACTCAGACTGGGTTGGCAGAACCCAACATAAGCCTAAGTCACTATGACTATAAATTCATTGCTAATCTACAATACTTGACCCACGACAAAAAAGAAATCACATCTAATCAAGCCGCATTGTTTGATAAATTGATTAGCAAGTATCAACGACAATTTGCTAAAGCAGGCTATGAAAAAACTGAATTAAAAAAGTTACCTTGGAAGTGTGACATCATAGAAAGTTTACCTCAGTACACAAATGCCAATGTTGATTATGATAGTGTAGATAATTGTTTGACTATTAAGGTTCCTTTTAAAAAGGACTTTATTAATCAATTTAGAAATATACCTCATAATCAATGGCAATGGCAAAAGGCAAAGAAAAGGTACGAGGCAAAATTCAATACGTTTAATTTAAAACTTGCGTATAATACTTTGCCGCAGTTTTTTGAAACGGTGTATCACGGCAAGGTAAAAACTATTGTAGATAAACTAAACAAAATCAAATCGTCAACTAAGTATTGGGATCCAACCTATGTCAAAGTAGGAGACGGGTATCAAGTTGCGGCACTCAATGAAGTATTAGCAGAAAAAATAAAAGAAAATAACATTGTAATGGATAACAGTCCAATGACATTGTACAAATTGTCAAGGTTAGCCATTACAATTTCGCCAGACATTTATGCAGATGATCCAAAACTAAAATTTGCATCCGAGTTTAAAACGCAAGTAAACATTAGTAACTTTGATGATGCAGTAAAGTGGATGAAAGAATTAGGCATTACTGATGTGATTTTGCCTAAGAGTACCACGTTTGATCAAAACACAAATAAAGACATTGAACGAATACTCAATAAATACGACATGCAAAAATTTATATGGCACACATACAATGATTTTTTTGCCTCATCCGAACAACCAAAGTCCATGCCAGCAATAATTAGTTTAACAGATTATTACGAATTACCAGTAACTGGCGCTGGTAAAATAATAAAAATCATCAACCAAAGAGAGGTAAAATTGTGAGTATAAAAAATGGCAAAATCGAAGTATTAGGTTTTGCAATCGTAATGATTTTTTATGCATTTCTACTTAATGAAGTACATGCAGAAGAAATCGAAACAATTGTTGTTACAGGTTCAACAGAACACACCGTAACAAGTGATCCAGTAACTGACGTTACACTAATAGAAAGTTTAATGCCAGCAACTACAGTAGCAGGTGGGTTTGGAGGATTTGCAGGATACAGTGAACGAGGCACTCAGCCTATTCACACTACTGTATTTCGTAATGGTGTTCCTGCTAACGATGCAGGCGCAGGTTGGTATGATTTTGGACACGACTTAGCAACAGGAAATGAAACTGTAAAAATTGTACATGGACCTAATTCGGTCCTTTATGGATCAGGCAGTTTGGCAGGTACTATTTTTATTAATGACGATATCCAACCCGGTTCTACAGTTAGAGCAGGTTCTGATCATCAATTTGTTAGCCATTCGTTAGAGAATTTATTTAACTTTACGTACCTTTCTGCAACTAATGATAGTGTACGCACAGATAACAATGAAGAAGACGATTACAAAAATGTAACTGCAAGGGCACACATTGATTTTGGTTCGTACACTGCAAACGTAATGATTAACGATTATGAATATGACTTTGATCAATGCTGGAACAGCAGTTACGATTACACTAACGATTGCTTGCAAGAAGGTCAACGCGGGGCAGTAAGTGTACGTAGCGAAAATTGGACTGTAGGCCATACTTGGAACGATGCTGACTATTTTGCTGACTCTGATAACTTTTGGGTTAGTGAAGCCAACAGATGGTATGCAGACTATAGAACAAATCTTGTTTTAACTATGGGTGATGCGATCATTGGTGTAACCGCAGAACAAGAAGAATACGATAGTGACACAGAAGACAACTACGCCATATATGGTGTACTAAAAACATTGTTTGGACTTGAAGTTGGTTCCCGTGTAACACAAGATGCATTTGTATATAGAGTGGGGTATGAGAATGACGGCTTGTTCGTTAATTTGGGTACGTCATTTCGCAATCCAAATCTATACCAACTTAGAGGTGACGCTTGGACTAATCCTAATCCTAGACTAGAACCCGAAGAATCAATTGGGTACGAAATAGGTTGGAACAAACTGTCTTACTTTCATTATCGTTTTAGCGAAGGCATAGATTACGATTTTAACGAGAATCAATACGTAAACATAGGTAAGTATAACACGCAGGGTTTTCGTTACTCAGACATGATTACACTAAGCCCTAATGCGTGGATTCACACACATCTTGGTTGGACAGACACTGAACAACCACGTGTTGCAAAGTACATGTTTGTTATATCGGGTACATATATTATAAAAGATTACACCGCAAAACTTACATATCAGGGTATGTTTGATCGTAAGCAAAGTCCTTACGATACTGAAGAATTAGACAATGTTAATTCATTTGACTTAAGTGTGCAAAAGTCAGTGGGCAACAACTATTTGCTTTCTGTTACGTTTAGAGATATACTAGATAAAGAAATTGAAATTATCCCTGGCTATGGAGCTGGTGGTAGACAAATATTTTTGACACTACAATATAGGCCAGAATAATTTATGCGAAATGCTAGACTCATCATTAAAGATGAGGTAAATTTAAAAATCGAAGGGCTTGAACTTGATGCACGTAGAGCCTGCATGAAAAAATTTGAATATGAAGTTCCTGGTGCAAGGTATATGCCAAGTGTTAAACTTGGTAGATGGAACGGAAAGGTCAGTTATTTTTCATTAGCAGGTTCTACCTACATCAATCTATTAGAAGATATCATTCCTATCTTAGAAGAACTACACTATGATATCGAACTAGAAGACCTCAGAGACTACTCAACGACCTTTGCGTTTAATAAAGTAGACACAGATACATTTGCTCACGTTAAATGGCCAAAAGGACATACACACGAAGGGCAACCTATCAAGTTAAGAGACTATCAAGTTGATGTTATTAACGGATTTTTAGAAAACCCGCAGTCTATACAAGAAGTAGCAACCGGCGCTGGCAAGACTATTATGACTGCCGCATTGTCAGCAAGCATAGAATCATACGGTAGATCAATTGTTATTGTACCAAACAAGTCACTAGTCACACAAACAGAAGTAGACTACAAAAATTTAGGACTAGATGTTGGTGTTTATTTTGGTGATCGCAAAGAGTATAATAAGCAACATACAATTTGTACTTGGCAATCGTTAAATATTTTATTGAAGAATACTAAAGCAGGTAGTGCTGATTGCACCATACACGAATTTATTGAAGATGTTGTTTGTGTCATGGTTGATGAAGTTCATATGGCAAAAGCAGATGCACTCAAGCAACTATTAACAGGAGTAATGTCACGTGTACCCATCAGATGGGGACTAACTGGAACGATTCCTAAAGCAGAATATGAACGTATTGCTTTGTTAGTAAGTTTAGGTGGAGTAACTAATAAGTTATCAGCCAGCGAACTACAAGACAAAGGAGTACTTGCTAACTGTCACGTAAATGTTGTGCAGTTGCAAGATGGACAAGAGTTTCAAAACTACCAAGCAGAGTTGAAACACTTATTAACAGATGAAAATCGTTTAGACAAGATTTGCGATTTGATTGATACAATAAAAGACTCTGGTAACACTCTTGTTTTAGTAGACAGAATCAATGCAGGTAATGAAATTACTAAACGCATAAAAGATGCTGTCTTTATATCAGGGAGCACCAAAGTAAATGAACGTAAAGAAGAATATGACGAAGTTGCGACTGCTGATGGAAAAGTACTTGTTGCTACCTATGGTGTTGCTAGTGTGGGTATTAACATTCCTCGTATTTTTAACCTTGTACTTATTGAGCCAGGTAAGTCTTTTGTTCGTGTCATTCAGTCTATCGGTAGGGGAATACGCAAAGCAGAAGATAAAGACTTTGTGCAAATTTGGGATATCACTAGTTCTTGTCGTTTTGCAAAGAGACACTTAACGCAACGAAAGGCTTTTTATAGAGAAGCCAACTATCCCTTTGTGATAGAAAAATTAAACTACTAAGGTTACCGAATAACTTGAATTATCTAACTGGAGAAGATACAATAACACTATGAGAATATTAACATTAGAAAACGAATTTTATAATTTAGAAACGTTACCAGAAGAAATCGATGACCTTCGATTTGCTATTTTAGATAATTCTAATCCTAGTTTTGTCGATTATTATTATATCCCGCTAATCTTTTTAGAATCTTTTAATGCCCCGGCTGTTGTATTAAAGGTTGGTGACAAGACTCTTAAAATGCCAGTTGATTGGCAAGTATTAATCGGTGATGAAGACGGCGGTGACTTAGAAACGCTACCTCTTTCTAGTTTAAATGACAGAGGCTTTTCAGTGTTTATGTTTAATCCACTATCATCGTTCTCTCCGGCATTTGCTCCGATTGAAATTGTTGACATCTATTCAGATGTAACTTGGTATGCTCCTCGATTGCGTAACGGGCAGTTTCTCTGTGTACCAATCGATGATGGTCCTCAACCTAGATGTATTTACTTTGTAAAAGAGATTAGTAGAAACTGCGAAATCGTTGACTATGCACAGGTGTTCTAATGGCAGGGAAAGGCTCTGCGCCTCGTAAAGGTGCAAATCAAAAAGCATATGAAGATAACTGGGAAAAGATATTCGGTAAGAATAAACCTAGCCACGATGCTATAGAAATTATAATGACTACTCCACAAGAATATAAAGATGGCGAAAAGAAAAACAAAGACACCAAGTGATGAAAAACTACAAGGGCAAGACTTTAACTTGTTTGAAGCAATTGCGGCAGTAGATCAAAAAGATTATGGATACTACGACAGATTAACGCCAGAACAACAAAAGAAGTTTGTTCCCTTTATGATGCTACACTGGATCAGTGCAGTAAAAGGTAAGTCTGCTGTATCTCAATACTATCTGCAAAGCGTAGACTATCATGCCAATCGTTATTTGTTTAACGAAAACGTAATGAAGCATCCTAAACTGCAATGGTTGATGTTGTGTGCGGCAAGCCCGGGCATAGGCAAACAATATCATCAGTGGATCCCAAACATTAGACAAAGTGTGTCTAAGTTAAAAGACAAAGCAACACCAAAAGAAATTAAAGAGTACTATAAAAAAGTATATCCCAAAGTTTCTGATAGTGATTTAAAAGATATAGCAGATGCCTTTTGCGAACAACATAAACGTAAAATGTATCTTGCTGAAAAATTTCCTGATTTAAAAATAGAAGACTTGGAGTTATTAAGTGACCTTGTTAGTGATGAAACA